TGTCTATATTGGAGACAGTGCAGGTGATGAATAGTTTAAAGATTCCAAATTTTATTCCAGGTCCTCCTGGTACAGGTAAAACTCACAAATGGTTAAAAAACAAATATGCTGGTTTTTTAAAACAATACCCTTGGGATAGAATTGTAATTTTATCTCATACAAACACAGCAGCTGATGAAATTATAAAAGCCGTAAACAAATTACCAGAACTGGAGAATATACCAGACACAAATTTACAAGATCAAATATGTACAATTCACTCTTATTTTAAAGGAGAATATTTAAATATAAAAAAATATGAGCGGGAAGACCACAAAGCTTTTTGTAAAGATAATTCAGGAATGAATATTGTAAAAAAAAGTACTCCTTGGGACAAACATCCTCTTTATGAGTTTATTTCTCACGCTCATGGTAAAGGTTATGATTTAACTTCCGAAGAAGAACTTGAAAAGTATTGGGCTCTTTGTGAAAGGTCTCGTTATCAAAACTACCGTCTTCAAGGACCAGGTGGACTTTTAAAGTTAAAAGAAAAATATGATGAATACAGAAATGATCCGGAACATAAAAGAATATCTTTTGTAGATATGATAGATAATTTTAGATTTAGTGCAGCTATACCTACTGATATAGATGTTTTGATAGTAGATGAAGCTCAAGACTGTAGTAAACCTCAGATAGCTGCTCTACAAAAAGCAGCCACACATGCGAAAGAATTTATTTTTATAGGTGATGCCGATCAAACTATTCACGAATATGCAGGATCAGACCCTGAATACTTTTATCAATTAGCTAACACAGAACAAGCAAAGGCTAATGAACTTACTGAAGGTTTAAGATGTGGTCAAACGATTAACAAAATATGTAGAAATATTATTGCACCTGTGTGGGAAGCATATGGTCGATTCTCAGAAAGAACTTGGACTCCAACTGATGTTGTTGGAAAATCATATTATATACCTGGATTAAATCAAGGGTGTAAAGCAAAAGATGTTTTAATTAATAAAATTTTAAATACAGATGAAACATTTTTATTTACCTATAGAGGTAAGCCTACTCATGAACGTATAAATGAATTTCTTCAAAATAATGGAATAGATTATAAAATGGTATCGGGTAGTGCTCATGTATCTAGAGAACATTTTAGTTGTTTTAAAAATTGGAATACTTTTATGAATGATAAGGTTTCTAAACAACAGATAAAAGAATACTGGAAGTTAATGGGATCAAAAGTAAAAGTTAATGGTCAAGGTGATGTCGATAAACTTAAACCTTTAATTGATAGAGAGTATAATGTTCAGGAACTTATACATGCAGGTTATTTAAAACCAGAAGTAAAACAATTTGAAAGATTCTCTCAACTTTTAAACCATGAAACTCTTTCTAAAAATGAAAAATTAATTGCAAAGATACCTTACATTAATAAAGTTTTAACTAATGGTATGGACACAACTAAAAAACCAAGAGTACAACACGATACAATACATAAAGTGAAAGGATTAACTTTTGATAATGTAATAGTAGATTTATCAACATACCATTCAGAAGCTAAAGGCTTTGAAGCAACAAGACTAGCTTATGTTGCTTATAGTAGAGGGAGAATAGATTGTTGGACTATAGGATCTTCTGCTCCTTATTCTTTAGCAAAAATACAAAAAAATTGGAGAGAAATTTTAGAACTTTAAAAGGAGGAAACATGACAGACAAAAGTATATTTAAAGGAATGGGTTATAAATCACTAGACAAGCAGCATGGCGGGAATCACTACAAACAATTTAGCATACAACCTGCAGAGTTTATAAATGAAAATAAATTTTTATTTGCAGAAGGCAACGCTATAAAGTATATTTGTAGGCATTCTATGAAAGGAAAAGAAGAAGATATTAAGAAAGCAATACACTATTTAGAAATGATATTAGAAAGGGATTACAATGTGTAAACATCCAATTGATCTAGACTTAGAAGGTGTAGATACAGTAGCTATTGATATAGAAACTTACGATCCAAATCTTAAAACAAAAGGTCTAGGTGCAATTAGACAAGATGGTTTTATCACAGGGGTAGCTGTAGCTACCGGCAAAGATACAGTTTATTTTTCTCTAAAACATAGTGATGATGATAAATCAGAAGAAGAACTAAAAGAGTTTTGGGATCAAATGAATACAAAACTTTTACAAAATGATAAGATTGCAAAGGTATTTCATAATGCAATTTATGATGTTTGTTGGTTAAGAGCAACAACAGGCAAGATGTTAAAAGGAAGATTGTTAGATACAATGGTAGCTGCTTCTGTAATTGATGAAAACAGATTTAAATATGGATTAGATGCTTTGGCTAAAGATTTTCTTGGTGAAAATAAATACAAGTATGACTTACAAGAAAAAACTTTTGATTGGTCTGGTGGTTTTCAGAAAGATCCAATGTCTAACATGCACAAACTACCTTCTAGTGTAGTAAAAGATTATGCAAAACAAGACGTAGACTTAACTTTAAAATTGTGGAATTTATTTAATAAAAAATTAGATGAAGTATTATACATAAAACCAGAAGACAATAAAGAGTATACATGTAGAAATATATTTGAATTAGAAACAAGATTGTTTCCTTGTCTAGTTGACATGAAATTTACAGGAGTTAGGATAGATACCCAAAAACTTGAACACTTTGGTAAAAGATTAAAAAGATGTAGAGATAAAATAATTAAGTTTATTAAAACAAAAACAGGTGTTGAAGTACAGTTGTGGGCAGCAACTTCTATAAAACAATTACTAGATAATAGAAAGATAACAAACTTTGAAAAGACTGCTAAGTCAGGAATGCCTAAACTTCCAAAAGATTATTTGAGAACTCACGAAGATAGATTTTTAAGATTAGTATCTAAAGCAAGAGAGTACGATAAAGCTTTAAATACCTTTGTAGAGGGTTTAAGAGGTTACCTTCATGAAGGTAGAATTCATGCAGATATAAATCAAATTAGAGGAGATGGTGGAGGAACTGTAACCGGTAGATTCTCAATGAGTAACCCTAACTTACAACAGATACCTTCTAAAGGTTTTATAGGAAAGAAGATGAGGGAGCTATTTATCCCCGAGGAAGGCCATAGATGGGGTAGTTTTGACTATTCTCAGCAAGAACCGAGGATTGTGGTACATTACGCAATAAAGAAGATAATGAACGAAAAAGACGGTGAAGAATTAAAAAAACAATTTGATGATTCTGAAGCAGACTTTCACCAGATAGTAGCTGATATGGCTAACATATCTAGAAAACAAGCTAAGACAATTAACTTAGGTTTATTCTATGGTATGGGTAAAGGTAAATTAGCAGCAGAGTTAAATTTAGATACAACTCAAGCAAAAACTTTGTTTGATACTTACCATAGAAAAGTCCCTTTTGTTAAAAAGTTATCAGATGGTCTAATGGAGTTTGCTAAAAATAATAAATTAATTTTTACTCTTGAAGATAGGTTTTGTAGATTTGATAAATATGAAAGTGTTAATAAAAGATGGAACAATAAGATACGTAAGTTTGAAGAATGGGATCCTAAAGCTAAAGAAATAAAACAAGAAGATGGTACAATTAAATATGAAGGAGAACATGTTACTCCTAAACTATTATCAAAAAAAGAAGCTTGGGATAGATTTAAATTACAATTTAATGAAAAATCTAAAAAGAAAATTGAACAGTTTACAGAGAAAGAAAGAAATTTTTGGTTTAGAGAATATTTTACTCCTGCTTTTACTTACAAAGCTTTAAATAGACTGATACAAGGATCAGCTGCCGATATGACAAAAAAGGCAATGGTCTTGTTATATGAAAAAGGTATAGTCCCTCACATCCAGATACACGATGAGCTTTGTGTATCAATCAAGGATCACGAAACACGGACCACGGTTCAAGAAACAATGGAGACAGCAATACCTTTAATGGTTAAGAACAAGGTAGACTATGAATCTGGACCAAACTGGGGTAATATAGATGAGGAATAATTATGGCTTACTTGAATGCAAACATACCGGCAACTTATGCACAAATAAAAAGAGAATATTTATATGATCTTAAAAAACATCATGGAGAAGTTGAAGACTGCATTGTGTTTGGTCTTAGCGCTCTTACAGGTCGTAGTATACTATTTCATGCTATTATGGAAAACGGTGCAATATTTTATCGCCTACCAATTAGCGCGTTTATTCAACAGGGATTTGAACCATCCGGAGTGCCCGCAAGACGACTTGATGAACTACAGCTCTGGAATTGTTTTTCTTATTATCCTTCTGTCCATCGTTGGGATATATTAGACGGACAAGCCGGTAAGTATATCGGAAAAGATAAAAAATGGCACCCAGGAAAATATTTATTTACAGTTGACTTTGCACATCCAGAGTCTAATATACTCGACACTGATCATTCAGAGATTCCGCACGAACATAAGTGCGCTCACATAATTGCCCTCGATGACGGTAATTTTGCAGCACAACCTAACAATAGATGTATATGGGACATACCTTCTTTCACTGTGAAAGATAATATTCCTGACTGGAAAGTGCAGACTTCTGAATGGAACGTAGAAGATAGCAGGGCTTGGCGTACAGAAGATACGGATAAGTTTTTCTATGAAATCGAGGAGAAAAAAAATGATTGATAAAATAAAAAGTAAAGCTATGCATTACTGGTCAGACCGCAAGGTTGAATGTCTTGTATTTGCTGTTTTAATTATAGCTTACATTGTTAAGTAATGAATTTAGTAGATTTATTAAAAAAGAATATCGTAATGGTTCCGGTTGTGGCGTCAGTCCTGGTCGGAACTT